GACTGTCAGTCCTTATTGTTTCCACCGGGACATACCTTATGCTCCGGCATGATCCAAACAGCAATAGCAATGCTATCCCTACCGCAATCCATATATAGACTCTCTGTTTCATCCCTCAAATTTTATATCATTTATACGGTTCATCCAGCCCCGTTTGAACTTGTTGTTTGCTGGGCGTTTCCGGCATATATCCTCGATGAAATCAAACCGTGCAATCTTGATCTGGTCAAACAATTCACGGGGATTACGGGAATTTACTGCGGCGAGTGTCTTAGGCCCGACAATGCCATCAGGAATCACACCAACCAAATCCTGCGGTACTTTAATACCATGTACCCCAGAAGCCCATACAAAATCGCATACTATCTCTGCTATACTTTGGCTTCTTATTTCATCCGCATTCCATCTATCCCAATACAACATCTTCAAGATACTTTTCCAATCGTTATATGACAAATCCATCAACCTTCCGGTCGTAGGTTTTGGATAACCTTTTCTACGACAATATTCCTCATAGGTAGCCATTGTCACACCTACCATAGTTTGTCCTCCTAAATCATCGGGATCATCAGCCCATCCTGTTTTTCTTGCTCTTTGAAAAAGAGACTCATTGGTTTCATTGCTTTTCTTACTTATACCAGCTTCCCATTTTATAAGAAATGGTATGAAATGTTCAATATTAGCCATTTTTCTTTTCCTCCTTATCTTTAAATTATAAAATTACTATTATTTTTGTCGCAAAAAATATGGACTTATCAGAACTTATTAGAAGCTATACTCCTGAACAGAAAAATGTGTTCAGTGCTTTTCTCATCCAACTACCATTAATATTTACTATAATGTATTTATACATACCTGCTTTTAAATCCTTAGAGCTTTATTTGCAAGTAATTTTTGCCATATCTGCGTCTACATTATCTATTTATTATTCTTTTTGTTTGTTATGTTTATGCTCCGTTTGTTCCCGATACAGGTTTAATATGGAAATACCTATACTTATTATGCCAACATTGACAGCTACATTTCTTTTACTGCGTTCGCCAGAAAGCTATTTAAACGGGCATGAATATGTATTAAGAATAGCGCTTAAATGCACGTCATATTTCTATGGATTCATCGGAATTACAGGATTCTTTTACCGAAAATGCGTAGATTATGGCATAAAGTGCAAAAGGCGCAATAAAAATAAAATCAATTAAACTCATTTCTTTTCCTCCTTTTTATTTTCTGTTATTATTTCATTTATACCCTCTTTTTCTACATCAAGCACCTTCTTACCAAACAGACCTAACGCCTTAAGCATATTAAAGCTGTATCCTTTGGGCTTCAATATATTTGATATGATAGAGCAAAATTCAATGAAGCAAACTAACAAACAGGAGTATATGTCTATATCCCATTTGCTGCCGGATGCAATGTTTATCATGACAACCATACAAACAAAGGCGAAGTAGGTTACAAGTTTACCCATTGTGCGGCGTATTGCACTAGAGAAACGAACCTTTTCGCCCATTAAAAGGCTTTTCCTTATTCCAAAAGCCAAATCACATATCACTACTGCAAATGATACAATAATCCAAGGTATCATGTGCTCCAATGATTCTGCTATAAAACCGCTTACTATTACGGAGAAGCCACCCGGTATGGCTTGGGTCGTTATACTATCTCTTACCATCAGACTGATTATTTAAATGTATTAAATTAATTAGTCACTTATGAATACTCTTAGTCCTGCTCCCCTTGAATTTGAATTTGGTGCGAATACACGGTCTATTCTATCTGAAATAATCTCCAAATATCCCGTCTGCGCTTTCAATTCAATTAGCATGGGGTTTGTTTCAGCTTGTGATTCTAAACTATATCGAGCTTCTAACAGATTTCTGATAGCTGTTATATCAGTAGTTTGCTGGTTTACAAAGAATCTGATAGAGTTTAGTAATGCCTCAAGTGCCTCGGCAGTAGTCTCTGTTATACCTTGTATGCTTTGGGTGAGAGCGGACAGATTTGCTTTACCTCCGGGTTCCCATCCTATTTGGTTAAAAATTTCTTCTGCCGCCTCGTTATATTCACCAAACACTTCCTTCATCTTGTCAGACCAGTCTTTGATGGCTTCGGTATTAATATCATTCGGCTTTAAAAAATCCGTATATGCCTTTTGAAGTCTTTTATATTCCTCACTATTTTCTATCTCATCAGCAGCGGCATTTGCCTTTTTTGCGACACTTTTCACAACCGAATTATTGGCTGTGTTTCTTAGCTTGGTTATTTGGGCTTGAAGTTCAAAATACCTTTCTTGATCCTCTTGCTCCATATCTGTTCTTGTTGCAATTAGACTGTCAAATTCTTCAAACATAGGTTTTAAGAACTTGTCAGATAATCTTAGAAGTATCTGTTGTTTTACATAGTTTTCCATAAAATCATCAAAACTTTCTTGAAGTCCAGACAAGCCATCCCCTGTTTCTTGAAACGCTTCCAACCATGCCGATGCAAAATTCTCAGCCAATGTTTTGAAATTTTCATCGGAACCTACACCGCCAAGCTCCGCTATCATGTCATTAGCACTGTCAGCCAAAGTATCCCTGAGATCTTCAATCTGTTCCTGCCATTCGTTTATTTTATCCCAGTCAGTATCTTTCTTATCTCTTTCGGCGGCTATCATGGCATTGAGAGATACTATCTGTTTGTTTATGTTCTCATCAAGTTCATTCCCATATTCTTGTAGCTTTGTTATATCCCATACATTGTCTATACTCTCTTTTAGTTTGTCGTATTCACGTTCCAGCTTCTTTATCTTTCTTTCATGTTCTTCTATTTCTTTTTGTAAATCTTTGTCATGGTTGCCGAATATAGATGAAAGAATGGTGGCTACAGCTTGTAATGCAATTAGTACCCATCCAATTGGTCCTAATGCAGCATTCATGGCAACACCCATAGCTGTTGCCGCTGCTGCGCATAGTTTTAACTGCAATTGGAACATTACCGCTTGCACAATCAAATCTCCAATAGTCCCGACCATGTTTAACAACCTCATACTTGTGCTATCGGTGTCTTCCCCCATCGTTTCAAGAATAGACACTATGCTCCCCATAGCCTGCTTCCCTATATTCCTTATCTGCTCAAATGCGTCCTGCATATTCGACAGATTGGCTCTTGCCTTATCAAATTTTTTTAGGTCGTTTTCATCTAAGGATATAGTGGATTTATTATTATTTATCAAAGATTCCTTTAAGGTTATTTGCTGTTTAAGGTCTGAAATGGACAGGCTTAATAAAGCATTGTTTTTTTCAAGAAAATCAATACCGACTGCATCTTTATTTATAGAACCATTTTTTAATTCGATAATGGTTTTCATGGCAGATATTTCTTTCTCTAATGAAATATTCTGTTTTTCTCTGTTAAGAATATCCATATTGAGAAAATCTTCCGTTCTGCCTTGTTCACTTAGTTTTTTTATTTCTTTGTATGATGTTATAAAAGAATCCAACGGACTTCTCTTAGAAAGTTGTTCATCCATTTTGTTGTAGAAGTTCATTACTTCCTTTAGCTGGGATGGATCAAGATTCTTCATCTGCTCTTTTAACGTTTCAAGTTTGGCTTTCATATTCTCAATGGCTTTTGTTGAAACGTTTTCCAAGTTGTCGAACATATTCATATAGGTATCTGTACCCTTAAATGCCTTCCATGTATTTTCAGACGATTTCTTGTCATATTGTGCTTTCAAATTTTTGCTGTATTGTTCTTGCATTTCTTTTGTAAGCACATCCTTAAACGTCTTTGTTTGTTCATCATAGACCTTTGTATAAATTTTGCTTCTTTCTTTATAATACCACATATCTAACTGCAACTGATCTGAAAGCTGTGTTTTATAAGCTTTAGTCAGTTCGATAACAAGGTCTTGACTGTCCTTTATACGCTGCTGGTTCAGCTTGTTTAAGTCTGCTAAATATTGCTTGTTGGCATCGGTATCAGCAATAAGGTATTCGCCTTTCGGAAATTTCTTCTGATATTCTGCTTCAATCCCTTTCTGCACATCGTCCAAGGTCTTGGCAAGTCCGGGGAACAAAGCCTGCACTTCGGCTTCGGACAGTCCTGCATCTTTCAGCTTCTGGTGTAAGTCTAAGCTGTTGAACATGGATTCAATGTTATCTTTAGTTTTGTCTAGCTGCTTTTTAAAATCATCTGCATCCTTTTCGTCAAACAAGACATTAGCATCTTTTTGTGCTCCTATCTTCTTCCTAAAGTCAGTAATAATCTTTGCAAGTTCCTGCAAAGCCTTTGCCGTATTTTCCTTATTAGGCAAGAATGCTTCCCCTATGATATTTTTAGGCATCTGAACATCTTTCAATTGGGATGCGTAGCGTTCCATGACTGTCTTAGCTGCCTTATCGCTGCCCATTACCTTATTCAGCTTCTCGTATTCCTTGTTAAGTTCTTTGATAAGAGAAATGCGTTCTGCTAATATGTCACGTTCATGTTTGGGGTTTGATTGAGGATCTTCTTGATTTATTCCTGGTCTAAGAGGAACTTTTATATCTCCCAAGTTATATATATCGTATGCAAGTTGCTTCTTTATATCAGACCATTGTTTGGAAAAATCTCCTTTATCTATTAAAATCTTAAATTGTTCTCTTGTTTTATTACCTTTTATTACCTCATCATTTACGGAATCAAAGATTTCACGTATTTCTTTAGTTGCTTCTTCTTTATCTTTCTCCAAATCTTTCTTTGTTCCAAGAAATGAGCTGGCGATAGAACTTTTCTTACCTGCAAAAAGAACACCATTCTGTAACTTCTCCAAGTAGTCTGCAAGTCTTTTGTAGTAGTCAATTAAATTCTCTCCTTCTTTCTTTCCTTTTACTAGTTCTTGTATGTATTCTTTTGCTCCTTTGCCTAAGGAGGTTGATTCTTCTGAAATCCTTAATAATTCAGCTTGTATTTTGTTACCCTTCGCTATAAAGTCATAGAAAGCGTTTTCGTATTCGTCTAAATCTGTTTCAATATCATCATTACCTATCAGCCATCCTTTCTTTCTGTTTTCTGCATAGTTGGCTTCAATCTTCCTAATATCTTCCAAGAATCCTGTATATTGTTTTTTATACTCTTCAAACTGTTCTTTTGCTTCTTTTTCTGATATATTAGGCTTTATCTCTATTTCAAATCCTTCATTATTCATCTCTTTTACAAGGGATGATAACGCTTTTCTTGTATCATTTTTAGCTATTTCGTCTATTTCTCCTATTCTTAACTGAGCTGTATAATATTTATTGCTACTTTCTCGTAACATTTTGTTGTATTGAGAATGCACATTCCACAACTCATTAACAAGTTGTAAAGCCGCTCCAAGTGCTATTAACGGAAATGATGTTTTGAACGCTAATCCCAAAGAACGTAATGCGGTTTCTGCTTTTGTAAAAGCAAAGGAAAGCAAGCTAACTCCATTTGCAGCGGCTTTTATCTTAGGGAGTAAAACCATTGAACCAACTACAATGCCAAACGCTTTTGCCACTTCGACAACTGTTTCCCAATTATCAATCAATACCTTAATAGAATCAATAGAACCTTTCAGTGTATCTTCGTTAGCCTTACCGATAGAGTTAAGCATCACATCAATACTGTCTTTCAAGTTGGAAATTTTACCCTGCAAAGTTTCGGCTTGAATTTCCTGCATATTGTAGAACAATCCTCCGCTGTCAGTTAACCGTTTGAAGATGTTCTCAATATCTTCAAAGGTTACTTTTCGTTTTGAAATCATATCCACAATTTGGGCAGTGGTATATGCTTCGCCTTTAACTTCTTCAAAGTAGCGTTGCAATTCTCCATACAAATTGATACCTGCTTCCGTAAACTGACGAACTTCCGTACCACGCAAATACGCTGCCGCTTTGACCTGCCCATAAGCAAGAATAAGTCTGCCCATATCAACACCTAAACCAGCGGATACATCGGCAAGTCGTTTTGTCGTGTCATATAACTTATCCGATTCAATACGGTATGCTGCAAGCTGTTTTGTGAATGTAACCAGTTCCTTAATTTGGAATGGCGATTTTACAGCAAGTTGGACGGTCTTGTTGAATATCTGGTCTGCTTGCGCTTTATTCTGTAAAATGGCTTCCAAGGAACGCTGCTGTAATTCAAATTCTCCACGTACATTTGCCAACTTACTGATATACCCTTCAATCTGTGATACGGAGAACACCAAGGCAAGCTGACGGCTTAATTGCCCAGCCGTATCCATTAGGTTCCGGTGGCGTGTGGCCAGTTGCTGCGATTGTACTCCTGCTTGCTGCAAGGCTTGGTTGTGCTTGGCGATGGCTTGGTTTATCTGTTCAAGTGTCTGCCTGTAGTTGGCATCTGTAGTGTTTAAAGACAAACGAGCCTGCTTCAAGTAGTTTATGGCTGTTACTTGGTCACGCAAATATTTGGCGTTTCTTGAATAGTCCAATGCACCTTGCGGCGTAGTACGTTGAGCTATTTCTTGCTGTCTCGCTAATTGTTCTGCTGCTTTTGCCGCACGCCTATCGGCTGCTTCTTTTCGTTGTGCGGTTTTCTCTGCCGATTGTACTCTCTGTTCGTCAGTTTGGCGTTGGTAGTCAAGCTCCATTTTCATGTAACGCATGGCATTAACGGCCGTCTGTTGCTGTTGTTTTGAAATAGTCTGTGTATTCTCAACAAACTTTTTCAAGTCAGAAATACTTTCTTTCAGTCCGGCTATATTCCATCCGCTAAACGAACCTTGCCCTATTTTTTTATCACCTATCCGATTCAGTAAATCTGCTGCACGTGAAAGGCTTTCGTTCATGGATGTGGTTTTCTTTTCGGTATCTCCAGCTCCTTTACTTACTCCCTCAAACGGATTCCCTTTAGACCCAATCGAACTTATCTTGCTGGCTAACGAAGCGATTGCGCTCTCCAATTTGGAAGTATCTACTACCACACTGCCAAACCCGTTTTTCAACGCATCCGCAGCCGTATGTGCATGTTTCTCTATCTTCTCCAGCTTCTCATCGAAACTGTCCAACTTCTTTAATACATCGGGTGTTATGTTGAAGAATGCTCCTGCTTCATTATCTGGCATATCGTTATCCTTTTTTATTAATTATGGGCATACCCAAATCATTCAAATTCTTCAAATCGTCAACCGAACTTATCTTGTTGACCTTCTTCTTTTTCTTATCCTTATTTCCGTATTCTACATGGGAAAAATCAAACGAGCTTAACCGGACTTGCCCGACCGTCATTTCCCATAAATATTCTTCACGAGAGCACCAAGTGTTGGAGCGCAGAAAATCAATCATCTGCCCCCATTCGGTACGGGATATTATCAGCTTTGTTCCGTTTTCTTCATCTTCCTTGCCAGTGTCATCTCCCTCACGGTCTGAATCACATTGATACTCTCGAAAAAAAAATCCGTGCTTATGAGGTTAAGGATTTCACCGAGCAATAAAGCCCAATCCTTTATGTCGTATTCCCCCCACATTAGAAGGTCATAGACTTTGTGGTAGTCATCTGAAAGTTCTTTTTTCTCATAATCAGAGAATATCCTGTCCTTGTCATTGAGAAGTGCAAGCGTTATTACATGTGCCACTGCTGGTAGATTTACTGCAAACTCCTTGATAACATCTCCCATGCTCAGTTTCTCTCCTTTGACGATCCGGCACGCTTGTTCGGCTATAAGCCATTGAACACCGGGCTTTAATCCTTTGATACACCACTCCGTACCGTGGAGTTTCATAATACTTGGGCTGTCGTTCATTATCCTTGCCAAACGCTCCATTGATTCATTGGATACAGGAGTATGAGCTGTTACAGCGTCTTTCTTTGGTTGTGTATCTTTTTTCTTTGCTCTATATACTGCCATGATTATAAGCATGAAGGGCGGCGGCATATCCAGCCTACCGCCCTGTAAAACAATCTTCTTATCTATTATGGGTTATCCTGCCGGTGGTAGGGTATAAGCGGAATCCACATAAAACGGAGTTCTGATAGTCTTTGTTCCATCGACGACATTTGCATCATACGCTGTTCCTGCAAGACTGATACGTCCAATATTGGAGTTTAATGATTCAAGCATTAGCTTGGAATTAAGTTGTAATTTTGGAACCACAAATGCTGTCATCGTTTCCCCTTCCTCAAACACTACGGCAATCTTTGCATACAATTTCTTGTATTGAGCAGGAGCAAAGTATTTGGTAGAAACAGCAGTTCCAGCCGTAAATCCCATGAGAGCGATTAGCAGATCTTTTTGTGTATCTGCGACCTCAGCTGTAAATTGGTATTTGCCGAGTTTCACGATGGAAAGAATAGGACTGTCGGAAGTTTCACACTCGATGTCGTTTACATCATTATCGTCTTGAGCGATTGAAGTGGTGTCTTCAACTACATCTTCAAGAATGTAAGAGTCACCCTTTGGCACATCGTCTTCTTCAGTACCAGTGAACAGAGTTGCCACGATGTAAGAAGGTTTGGTAAATTTTTTGGCTGTTGCGCCAGTATTGTTTACTGCCATAATTAAAAAGTGTTATCTTGTTAATAATCTGTTTATCTTATTGTTATCCCGATATTGTACACATTGCAATAGAAGTTTCCGGAATTTTTACTTTCTTTCCCTATCAGTTCACAGCTTGTTATGACGAAATGCTTGTCGTTGGATTGGTCAATTGCCGAGAATAGTGTTTTTTCCATGTCGAACAGTTTTTTTACTGGCTTTGATCCCAAACTGTCCGTGGACTTCGCATAGAGGAATATGTTGGCGGAACATTTCGCCTCTCCTCCGTAATCATTCACGCTAAGAACATCTACAACGATCATGTCCGTGCTGTCACTACTTATTGTCAGCGGTGTTTCATCAAAAGAGATTATTGATGAAATCTTTGCTTTTGTAAGTAACATGGATAGAAAATTCTCTATCATGCTGCCAGTTTTATATAAATCATTCATATATTGTCTTGTTTACCGTGACTGATAATGCCGAACTTCGCGTTCTTGAATTTCCGTGATAATGCCTTAACTTCATTACGTGCCACTGCTATCACTTCATATTTCTTCTTCACGTTACCTTCTGCATTTTGTAGTATTTCTCCGTAAGGCATGGCGGCTACAACTACCAAATCAATTCCCGGATGTGGCTTATATTTGGATTCCAAGTATTCAACCACTGCTTCATAACCGGTAATTTCCTCACCATACCATTTTTTCTTTATTCCGGGAGAGATGGCGGTATATCCCTTTCTGGCAAGCTTTCCGTCAACATATACTCCCCAACCGTAACTATCTCTCAAATTGAGGCTTCGGTAGGTATAGGAAACTTTAGCCAGTTCCTTAGCCACTATCTTCTGTCCCTCGTTTGCGAGTAAATCAACAATACGGGTGATTGCACTTTGCTTGGTCTTTGCCATACTTAACCTACTTCACTCATTTTGATGTTAACTTTCACGCCACCAAGCTGGCTAATTCCCATTCCTATAACACGACCGTTAATGCCTATTCCGTAACTTTCCTTTGGACATCTAAACATATCTCCAATTTTTACAGGTGAAATGCTGCTTTTTTTTAATGGGAAAAACACGTTATAGTCTGCCATGATAGTGCCGCCATTGAACATCTTGGAGGCTTGCTGTATATCGCATTCGGTTTCAAGAAGGATGGTTTCTTCCAAAGTTTCCGTATTCCCTTCGTTTTTCTCAGTTATTTTCGCATTGAGAGAACCATCCGTATCTTCACCGCCTAGCAAATCACCGTCAAGCAATCCTCCGTTACCGAGAAGGTCTCCGTCCTCCGGCTTTTTCGTTATCACGGTGTAGAATATACCATGAAACGGATATTCTGCTATTGCTTTTCTTTTGAGACGCATAAGCTATACATCTAATGAATTTTCATTGACCCAACTCATACTACCCGAATCCATGCTTCCCAACGCTTCTTCTTCACCATACTTTTTGTACAGTGCTTTCAGACGGTCTTTCAAGTTTTGGATTATGGGAGCCGTTACCGTTTCACTGCCTACGTCCTGTCTATAACTGCCATGCTGGAGTGATGATGAAGCCACAGACCACGGACCGTTAATGACAAGCTCATATAGTGCGATAAGGCAATGGTCTTTAGTGCATTCGTCTATTTCGGAACGGTCTGAAATAAACATCAAACCGTTTTCGTATGCGATATTTTCAAGCGCATCATCTTCAAAGACAAATCTCGTAAGCCCATTGAGGTATGCTATCGGGTCAAATGATTTTTCCATAACTGCTACTGTTGCAATGTGTTGTACATTAATCGCCTGCCTGACTTGTGTCTACAATGACGTGATTGCGGAATGTTTTCAGTGCAGGACAAGCCGACATCATCACATCCGTATGCCATTCCTTATACAGCCCGTTGTTTGTCGTTGTATTCACAATCGTGCAGAGACCATCATTAGCCTGAGCAAAAATTTTAGTTATTACGCTTGAACCATACTTGTCAAACATCTGTTTGTCTAAGTTATTGGTGTATTCAAACTCACAAGCATATCCGGCAGGACGGAGAACTGCAATCGTATCATTCCAACCTTGCACGAATGTGTCTCTAGTATTGGTAAGATTACGCTCACGCTCTTCTACAATTTCAATTGGAGATACACCGGGATAATCACGGAAAGCTGCTAAGAACAACTCACGTGTAGTAGGCGCAGTAGCGGTTGTTGCGATGTAAGCTAAAGGATTTTTCTTGAAACTTTCAATCAATTCCTTAACTTCGGCATTTTGCAACATTACTTCGTAAAACATCTTGCGTGTAACCTGCCATTCCATTGCACCTTCATATCCCCATTTTTCACGATATTTTTTCTCCTTTTCCGCCATTTGGCTCAGAATCTTGCATTCAGCGTCAGTCCACACCTTAGTTCCTGCTTTAGTGAAATTTTCATCCGGAATGTCTGCTTTGTGCAACGGAATTTGAATACCACGTGCGATATTGCGGTAGTCGATATTACCTTTAGACATTAACCGTGCAGTCATGAAGTTCATGGTTGCGTCCGCACTATCAAGCTGGGACTGTAATGTATGTACCCAAGCGGCTACCAAATCGGCATCGTTTCCAAACAACTCAAACTGTTGTTCTTTTGCTTCACGTTCCATAGCTGTTTCAACGAAACCGGGAGCGATAAAATCAGGAATGGATGCGGTGTACCAGTACAGACCGTCCTTATCCATTTGATTACTGTCACCAAGAGGTGCACGCAAATCCATCAAAGGAGCGGCTTTCAAGTCACGTCCTTTCACAGAAAAAGTAGCGATGCCATTAGGGGCGGTAGGTGTGGGAGCACCAGCTTTTACACCTTGAGTCTTGTACCAACCATAATTAGTGTATAGCAGACCTTCTGTATTGACAAAGGATTGCAAGAAACGTTGATTGGTCTTGTCAGAAAAAAATCTTGCATATCTGCTGTTATTAAAATCAAATTTAGGCATAGTCTCGTCAATTTTAAATGTTAAACCAACCCTTAACCTTGCTCTTGTTCAAAGCTTTTAATGCAGCCGAAAGAGGTTGCATACGGTCTTCGTAGAGGAATACATCTCCTAATGCCAATGCAGGAGTGATAAGGTATCTTGCACCATCGAAATCATCTTCGGATGTAACTGGGTCAAAAACAAAATCAAAGTCGCAGGGAAGGTATGAGTTAGGATTAGTAACCATCGCTTCTTTATCAGAGCCTGTTTCTTTCGCTTCAACAAGGACAGATGAAGTTGTTAATGATCCGAGGGTTGCGCTCAATGTAACTTTCCAAACATCGCCAGCCGTTCCGTCAGTCGCTTTTTCAACGGCTGTAATTGTTGCCGCTGCGCCTTTTTCTGTCAATGTAGGAGGTGCTACCATGAGGATATCTCCTACGAATGGGATAAGAGAATATCCGTCTCTTTTCAGGTAAATATCTGTGTCTGTAGATCCAGTTGTAGCTTTTGCAACCGCATACGATTTTAGGATACGTATTTCGCTTCCATTAGAACCATTACTGGGAATATATTCAGCGAGCGTTCCGGCAAAAGCTCTTGCATTACCTTTGAATGGGTTTTTAACAATTCCACCACTGGTAGGAAATACAAGTGCGTCCTTTCCGCTCATCTGTAACTTCACGAATACATAGCGGTGTCCACCAATGCTTCCGCGAGCCTGAACCAATGCTCTACCGGGAAGGTAGCCACTGTTCAATAGAATTTGCTGATAAAAATCTGACATTTTCTTTTTGGTTTAAATTATTATTACTTTTCTTCTCTGTGCGATTGCTTCTTTACGACAGCAACCACATCGGCAAAGTCATCGGTCTTTTCCTTACCGCTTCCCGTGCCTCCTGGAGTGATGTCAGGTGGAGTGTTAGCATTAAACTTATTGTAGCTCTTGAGCAGTCTTTCTGTGAGAGCATCAACATCTGTTTCAGAATCAATGTGAATCAATTCGAGTTGGTCGTTAATCCAATCCTCGTTCTTGACTTCTTTCCCTTTTAAGGATAATTTGAGTTGATTGCGTTTGTCTGAGATAGCTTTTACCTTTTTCTCTTCCTCACGCTCTGATTTCAAATCTTGGAGTTCTTTGAGCAACTTATCCAGTTTGCTTTCGTCTCCTTTGTCATCCTTGTTATTACTTCTATCGTCCTTGTTCGGATGATTCTTTTCCCACTCTTTTATAAATTTTGAGTTGTCATTTCGTATGTTGTTATCGTCCTCTTGTAAGTCATCCAAGTAGTCGGCAACAACATCATCCAGTTCCAACTCGTCCTTATCACTCGCTTTCTCCAACCGCTTGTAGATTCTTTCTACTTTGCCGTTGAAACTTCTCTCACTCATAGCTAAGTTTTTCTTGCCGTTGTTGGTGAGTTTCACTTTCAGTGCTTCTGAAAATTGCTCTTTCGTAAACTTCATACACTATATGTTTTATAATGATTATATGCGAAAGTAATACTTTAATAAAAAGGTATAACTATAAAAAAATCACTGTATTTATCACTATGATAAATAGACATTGGTTTAAGTATATATTACCTTATTATTAAGAGGTATTTTTGCTTTTGATGAAAGAGCAAGAAGTACATAGAGAAGTCGTAATCAAGCCGCAAGAAGGATTCCAAATGCAGTTTGCGTCATCGTGTGTGGATGTGGTGTTTGGTGGAGGAAATCTTGGCGGTGGAAAAGGGGCATTGCTTGATTCTCATATAGTAACCCCATACGGTTTAAGGAAACTTAGAGATATTGAAGTAGGTAGTATTATATCTAACCCTGACACGGGTGGGCAAGAAAGGGTAATATATCTACATCCCATATCTATGTTTCCATTTTATAGAATATCCTTCTCTGATGGTACATATATGGATTGTACAGAAGGACATCTTTGGAAAGCAAGAGTTGCAGGAAAACAATCAAAGCGTAGAAACTCCGATATGGAGAAAGAGAAATACGATGGTTGGAGATTGATGTCTGCTATACAAATATATGAGTGGATGAAAAATAAGAACAAGGGAATGTATAAAGGAAAGAATCTTAATATACCATTACCCGAACCTGTTCAATTTACTCGACCAATCACACCTACAACGCCACGCCCAATAGCTCCGTATGTTTTAGGGGCATTAATTGGTGATGGATGTATGGGAGAAAGTATATGTGATAGATGTATATACCTATGTACACCAGATGAATTTATTGTAGAAAAATTCAAGTCTTACGGCTATGATATGTCTAAAAAGTATGCCAATGATATTGATTCATGTGCAACTTACATAATAAGCAATAACAACATAGTAGAGGATATAAAGACTTTAAAGATGAATGGATGTACCGCTGCAAACAAATTCATTCCAAAATTTTATAAATACTCTACAATAGAAGAAAGAAAGGAATTGTTATGCGGTCTGCTTGATACGGATGGATATGTAGATGATAGAGGTCATGTAAGTTATACTACGATAAGCAAGAAACTTGCAGAAGATGTTGCTTTTGTTGTGCGCTCTTTAGGTGGTAGATCATCTATAACATCAAAGAAAGCTGGATATAAAGACGGAGATGGAGTATTCCACTCATGTAATGAAGCATATACAATTTGGATATGTACTAAATTTAATGATGAGATAGTTTCATTACCCAAAAAGAAAAACAGAGTAAAGAAATATGGGTACGTAGAGATTGACAAGGACTTAAAACTTGAAAAGACAATAGTAAGTGCTGAATATATCGGCATGAAGGAAGGAAGATGTATTTCCGTTGACAATCCGAGCGGTCTTTATATGGTTGATGATTTTACAGTTACCCACAACTCTTTTGCTCTTGTTCTCGCTCTTGCAGAGCCATTAATGACAGATGGGGATTTCCGTGCAGTTATTACACGTAGGTCTTTGCAGTCGCAAAAGACGGGAGGTTCATTCGTAGATACATTCAAGGCTATATTCGGTGACTATTGTTCTGTAAAGACTGCCGATAGCCCTCGCATATCATTCCCAAGTGGTGCATATTGCGACTTGACCTATATAGATGATACTAATCTTGACAAAATGCGTGAGCAATGGAAAGGTAAACAGATTGATGCGATATGTATTGATGAGATTACCGAAATGTCTTGGGAAGCATTCAGCTATGTGCAGACCCGTAACCGTGGACGTTCAAAGACGTTTACGGGAAAGTTCTTTGCTACCCTTAACCCGAAACGTAGCCATTGGACGAGAAAGTTCTTGGATTGGTACATTGGGGTTGACGGTTTTATTATGCCGGATAGAAACGGGAAAGTGAGATACTTCTATGTTAACGGTTCTACCGTTGATGATGTGGTTTGGGGTGATTCCAAAGAAGAAGTTTATGCTAAGTGTAAGATAGATATTGATAGAAAACTTGCCCGTATTGGAGGTGATTTTGACTATACGAATATGATTAAGTCATTCGTATTCTATCAAGGTAAGCTATCTGAAAATAGGGCTATGCTTGAAAATAATCCTAATTACATAGGCTCTGTTGCCGCTTCGGGCGGTAAAATGGCACAAGCTATCATTGAGGGAAACTTCAACGTTGACCCCGAAGAAAACGAAAAGATACCTATTCCATCCACTTCCGCGCAAGGCGTATTCAACAACAACCCAGCCGTGAACGGTGACAAATGGATTACCGTGGATTTGGCGGATTATGGTACGGACAACCTTGTTGCACTTGCATGGGATGGATTTCACGCATACGACATTCTCATTCTTAGCAAGTCCACTCCGAGAGAAAACGCTATGGCAGTGAAGACATTTGCATTTGAGCATGGAACAGCCGAAAGCCATATCATTTTTGACGCAACTGCCGGACGGTATTTTAATGATTACATTCCCGATGCAGTACCTTATATCTCACTAAATAAACCTTTCGGGCTTTACCAACTTACCGCAATGACAGTAAAGGATATGTGCTATATCAGATTATGCAAGATGATCGAGGAAGGTAATCTAACCTTTGACGATAAACTTGCCGTACAGACATACACTCACCAGAACCTGAAATACAAAGTGACGGTTGAGAACGAGTTTATGGAAGAATGCTCTGTTGTACGGTTTGATGATATGCAGAGCGGAAAGAAACGGCTTTGGAACAAGAAGAAAATGAATCAGATGTTGGGGAAAGGCAGATCGATGGACTTGTTAGACCCATGCGCTATGAGAATGCTTCCGTGCGCTAACATTGAATACGGGAATGAGATTCAAGCAGGGTATTACAATCACGAAGAAGAAACCAAACAAGCGAGCCATGCACAGACAGAAGGAAGTATTTACGATGAACATTTATGGTATTAGGATATGATAAGCTATAACGACATAAAGGATATTATCAATTCCCTTAAGACAGAAGGAATTGAAGCAAGGGTAAGAGATGTTGCCTATTTGGTAATGTGTGATTCTTTCGTAGATAAGGCTCTTGCTGCAAAGGTTGCTTACCAAGAAGATGATAAGCCTTCAAACAAGGTGTTATCCATGCTTGCCGAGAAACTGAAACCTTTCGGCATCGGTGCTATCACTACCATATCTAAAGATGAGAACCGAGAAGCATTGCTGAAAGAAATATCGGAGATGAAACAGATTGCTGACGATGCGAAAACAAGTGGAGATTCAGACACTTTTATCAAAGCAAGTAAGGTCGTGTTGGATGCACGCGTGAAGCTGAACGATAAATTCAATATTGAAGAGGAAGAGGGGCAGAAGCGAATAATCGTTGTTCCGCAGAAGCACGACATTATCTGCAAATGGACTTCGAGAGAGTGTTCTGCAATGCCGAGCAAGGAAGCCTGCATGAAGTATTACAACCTAATTGATGCGGAAAAATGACACGGGAAGAGAAAAAAACATATCTATTGCGGAATGTAAATGCCTTGTTGCAGAAGAAACCGTTTTTCAGAGGAAGTGACACTTGCTCTACAAACGACTATTCCGACGGTCAGTCCGCAACCATTACCGAAACACGCACGGCAAGGCTTCCGAATGTAAAAAAGAATATCGTTTCGCAGGAAAAGTTTCTGAAAGAGCTTGACCCGATGAGCCATGAGGTATTATTTGATCAAAACTTGCCGAGCATTTGCGTCAAGTTAGAAGATGGGGGATATCAGGAAATCAAGTTCCAGCGCACGGCATTAGCTTTCCAAGAACAGATACTGGCGAGCCACGTAATCTACCTTTGCGGAAATCCCTGTACATTGTCTTTGAGAGGTGGCACTCCTTCCGAGAAAGATAAAGCCAACTATTCCACAATCAAGGAGTATTGGGTAGACAGGAATATGGATGGATGGCGTACAAAGGCAGTCCGTTCGCAGCTTGCCACAGGCGATGCCGGACTTCTGTTCTATTATGACTATAAGGGACGTATCAAATGCCGTCTGATAAGCTATGAGGATGGTTACGTTATCATATCGCACAATGACAACAACGGCGACAGGCTTCTTGAAAGCGTCTACTATGCCGATGAAAACGGTGTGGAATATATTGACAGCTACGATGATACCTACATGTACCGTATGCACACGCCAAGAGACGGTGAAGAAGCCGCAGAGGACGGTTTTGTAAGGGAAACTCCGATTGAGCACGGTTTCAGCGAGATACCATTGTGCACCAAACGTGGTGATGTGGCGTGGAACAACGGTCAAAGCCTTATTGAGATTTACGAGATTATCTATAACATCTTCTTTGTCATTCAGAAACGGAATGGCTGGGGCATTCTGTATATTAAAGGCAATTTGTCAGAAACGACAAAGAAACTTGCTGGAAGTATCATTTTGCAAGACAAGTCAATGGACGGTAACGGAAGTGCAGAGTTCAAAGCACCGCCCAGTCCGCAAGGTATGCTTGACAGTCTGCAAGATTTGTTCGAGAAGATACAGATAAATACATCCTGCACTTTCCTTTTGCCGAAAGATGTAAAGTCAAGTGGTGACATAAGCGCACTGGCTATCACGCTTACCCGTGACCTGGACTTGAAGAACGCCCAACAGGGTGTTATCGAGTGGCAGAATTTCGCCGACAAGATGATGCGCCTGTTCAAGGAAGGGCTTGCAAAGGAGCTTGTGAACAAAGGAGAAAATTCCAATGCCGTTACCGAGTTTAAGAAACTCCGTGTAAGCTGCAAGTTCAAGATTTGGCAGCCGTTCAGCGCAACGGAGTATAATAACATACTTATCTCAATGAAGCAAGCCGGCATTCTTTCCACAAAAACAGCCATTGAGAAAAACACCGAATCCGTTCCCGATGAAGAACAACGTATAGCAAAGGAGAAGGAAGAGGCTCAAAAGCTGTTGGAGAAACAGCAAAAAAAGGACAAAGGAGTTACGGAACAAATTGATGTGGTAAAAGAATAAATGGAAAAGGAAAGTCTGTACATTTTAAAGCTTGATACGCAAGGAAGTAAAGTAAAATTTCCGAATGCTGATATGCCTGCAAAATTAGGTGAGTACACCTATACGGCACAACGTATGGCAGGAACTCCCACACTGACCGCTACACTGAACTATCCTTCATGCTTAGACGAACTATGGACAGGAGAAGAGTTTGTTGAGTTTAGGGGGGAAAAATATTATATTGACCAAGTGCCTACATCCTCAAAGGACAACAAGAGTATCATGTACAAGCATGAGCTTCAATTCGTTTCAGAACGTATCGTGCTGGAAAACGTATATTTCATGGACGTGGTGACAGCCGGGGAAGACACGTATCACTCCAATTCCACTTCCGTCAAGTTCATGGGGGATATAAACGAGTTTGTTGGTCGCCTTAACGCTTCAATGGCAAAATCGGGTATCGGATATTCGATAGTGATTGATGAAGATATTACTTCTGAAAGCAAACTTGTTTCTCTTGACAGCGTATACCTTGCAGAAGCGTTACAGTCCATATATACCATATACGAACTTCCTTATTACTTTGTAGGTAAGGTTTGTCACATAGGATATACAGAGAATGTAATTTCTACTCCTTTCGAGTACAAGAAAGGGCTTGTATCAATAAAAAAGACAAACGCCAATTATAAGACCGTCAATCGCGTTACTGGTGTTGGTAGCTCTGACAACATACCTTTCTACTATCCGAATGATGATGAAAAAGGTACTATAGAACGCACGCAAAACCTTATGCCTTCCATTTATAGACAAACAAATGGAGCGGAAAGATTCTACAATGCACTTAACGATACGTATAAAATACCCGGTACAAATGATTACTATTTTTTCAAAAATACATATTCTTCTAAGAAAGTAAAAGAGATAAAGGTAGATTTTAGCGATATAAAGCCTACCATAGAAAATGTAACAAACGCTTCGGGACAGTTATTTGGTGAGATTGCGGATATTGCTTTTGATGATAACGATAGTGACGAACTCGGAACAGGAGAAGGGAATAATATATTCAATGGCACGGATGAGTATGTACATTCTTATTTCTACATAAAATTACATATATATAATGGGGATTACGGTTTTAACCTGTTCGAACAAGGTTTGGAAGGTGGTACGGCTGTAATCAATATGACTACGGGTAATTGTGCTGCTTGCGAGTTTGAAATAGGAGTTACCTATAAGGACAATGAGCCGGGAAGGGCATTCAATCCTGTATTGGTGGATTCTTCCGGGAACTTACCAGCAGGAGATTTTGAACAGAAGGTTACTTCACAAACATCCCAATATATAGAAAGCCAACAAAACACTTCTACAAATGAGGTTTGGATTGCGGTAAAAAAGGACAATACTACTTTCGGGGTTGTTATGCCTAATGCCACAAATAACTATAAACCTTCTGTTGGGGATAAGTTTGTGATTACAGGTATTAAAATGCCGAAATCTCTTGTGCTTGCCGCCGAGAAGAGATTAGATGAGGCGTTGATAAAGTATATGTCTGAAAACAACGATGAAAAGTTCTCTTTTTCCGTAAGTTTCTCACGTGTCTTCCTTGCAGAAAACAGTATGTTAGCTGGTCTGTTGAATGAGAACTCGCGTATATACATAAAGTATAATGATAAGGAATACTTCATGTATGTGAACTCATTTACTTGTAAGGCGGATAAAAATTGCCTGTATGATATATCCGTGGAGCTAACAGATAAGTTGTCCGCCAATGTTTCCGCTTTGAGAAGTACGATTACAGAGATAGCCGGGGATATCATAGGTGAGAGGATGGGTGTCTCTCTCAACGTGTCAGATATTCTTGGCAGAATATCCCGTTATTTTATCTCAAAGATAAATAACGACACGGCCAACGGTCTGATCACTTTTTTAAAAGGTCTTTTGATTGGTAAGAACGGTAGTGGAATCACTGTACTTGAGAACGGTATGTCACAGGCTGTTGTTGATTATCTGTATGTCAAGGTCAAAGCCGTTTTTGACGAGCTTGAAGTAAAGAAGAAGACGTATGTAGGTGGCGAGCAGGTGATTTCCCATGCAGGCATGAAATGCAACCGTGTGGATGAGTTGGATGATGTCTACCGTTGTTATTTCAAGGAAGAGGAAGACGGAATTGAGATAGAGAACCAGTTTACTCCGGGATCTCTCGCCATCGCACAGGAGTGCAATATCAAGACAGGCATTTCGCATCATGTCGGCAACCGCTATTACTGGCGGTTGGTCACAGCAGTAGGTGAGAATTATATAGACCTGTCCAAGACCGTGTGTGATCCTAATGTCGAGAACGATGTTCCGGTGGCAGGTGATGATATCGTGGGATTAGGCCATAAGACCGATATTACCCGACAGGCGGCGATAATTCTCTCTTCGGTGAACGAAGTTTCTCCGTCCATCATCATGTATCAGGGTATTAATGATTTTACCTTGACCGGGAAAGACGTTATATCTTTTGATTTTGACAAATCTACCGGCAAGTCCCGAATGAAGGTGTACGGAGATACGTACATTGGTGACAGGGACCGGACCACTTACATGGAATACACTCAGGATAAAGGTGTTGATATCAAAGGTATGTTCCATATCGAGCAGGGTTCCACCGGATGGCGTAACATGGAAGGGCTTCCGGATGAGATACAGGCGGCGGCAGATCTTGCCCAAGAGGCTAAGGATGCGATAGACAATGCGGCTGTCGGCTCGGTCAATCTGTTGCGTAACTCCGGGTTTACCGGAGATTATGAGACAGAGGACCTGTCTGCCGCTACCGAGCTATCGGCGGATACCGAACTTTTTAGCAAGCAACTGGAATATTGGACGGGAGGGGCTACCGTATCTGCGGACAGTGATGCCGGCTCCGGGTACTCTGCCGCAATCGGTAGTTTGTCCCAGTCCGTATCATTAATCAAAGGAGAAAGTTATGTTATCAGTTATAAAGCAAAAGGTACGTCTGTGTCTGTTTCGTGCGGTTCTTTCAGTGTTTCTCAACCTCTCACATCCTCTTATCAGAGATATACCCATAAGATCACCTTCAATGGCAGTGGTATATTTCTTATCAGTGGTACCGCAACCGTTTGTGACCTTCAGTTAGAGCGTGGGACCATCGCTACTGACTGGAAGCCTTCAATTCTTGACAATGACAAGGCAACAGCCGGTTTCCAGTCAATCAATTATATCGCGAGCGCAATCAAGGATGGATCTGTGGATATCCTTGGTGGTTTGATACTTGCCAATATGATCCAACTGGGTAATTACAAGAATGGCAAGTTACAGAAGGTCACAGCCGGAGTTAGCGGCATATATAATGACGATGATGATGTGGCGTTTTGGGCAGGAGGAAAACTTGAACAGGCAATTCTGACTGTAATGAGGTTCCGTAATGATCCTAATTACCAGCCCACAGATGCGGAATGGGCGAACATGGCGAACTTCGTTGCCACTCATGGCGGTGATGTGTTCTTAAGAGGATATATCTATGCTCTAGGTGGCAAGTTCAGAGGTGAAGTCAATGCGGAAAGCGGAATCTTTAAAAATGTAAAGTCACCTAACGGAAATTTTAAGATTGATGAGGATGGCAATATATGGATAAAGGGAGAGGGAGAGTTTAGTGGTACTGTCAATGTCATATCATCCAATGGTTACAAGATCGTAATATCCCCTGAGGATGAGTATTCCGTACCGTCTATCAGAATGTATGATTATAATGAGGAAGAACTGTTCAGTATCTCCCTACAGTACGGACTTGAAGGGATGATTCCCAGTATTTTCATGCTCGATCCTTCTAGCAGTGATAGATTATATTTCCGTCCGGACAGTATGGTTGTCGAGCAAAAAGGAAGTGACGGTTATATATATCAGACCCAGATAATGGGAGGACGCATAATTATGGTTAAAGGTTTTGAGATTGTATGGGATCAGAACATGTTGCCCAAATAAAGTGAAGTGATATGGAACTGAATACTATTAACAAAACGGGAACTTGGAGTGAGGCGGCAGACCGTCTTAACAACAACTTTAGCAAGGCTTCTACCGAAGTGGAGAAGGTCAAGCAGAACGGTATCCGCAACAAGGGGTTGTTCTCTACTCTTGAATCACTGGAAGAGGCTGTTCCATCTCCTGTTGTAGGTGACTGGGCTGTTGTGGGTGACACCATACCGGGTCCTATATATGAATGCAAAACAAAGGGAAAATGGAGTCCTACAGGCACGACAGGAGGTGGCGGAAGTGTTGACTTATCCAGCTACCTGACAGCCGAGGAGATAGACGATGTAACATCAATATTATAGTTATGAGAATTAATTATCAGTCCGATTTTAAGATCATAGAGAAGAACTTGAACGGAGATGTAAATACTCCTTTCCGGTTCACTTACTTCAATCCATTCAAGGGAAAGTTCATAGCCTCCTTTGACGGGCATGAGTATGTTGGTTGCAGCCACATGGAAGACGGCAACCTGCTTGTCGCTTTTGACAACCCCTGTTTTTCTCCCGGTATGCTGAAGGTAAAACGTGAATACTTCATATCCGATTCCGACTTTCAGGATGGCATCTGCAACCTTGTTTCCGTTGAAGATACAGGAATCGTACTGACTACCGGGAAAACCGATGAAAGCACGGTGGAAATAACATCTTATCCCGATTATGCCGCATATAATTCGATTCAGGCGTTCCCATTGTCGGATAATGAATATGAAGATGTGCTGAGTGATTTTGTACCTCCTCTGCCACCGGAAGAGGAAGAAGAAACAGTTACTAATCTAGAAATATAGGAGATTTATTATGGCAAAAATATATAAGCTGACCAAAGGTAGCCAAACCATTTACCCGGCTACCACAACAGATGCGGTGGTTAATCCGAACAGCCGCAAAAATCTCACAGCAGAACTTTCCGAATTAGAAGTTGAAATCAATGGATATGTTTTTAAATTATCTGATTTTGAAATCGGACAATGGGTAGGTACGGGACAATCTATTTATCCTAATTCTACAGAAGGTCACTTAAGATTTAAACAAGCTCTAGACGTTGATATTCCAACTGGATTTGTGATAAGTGTTATAGATACCAATCACAATCAAGTCAGACTTGTCGATTTGGGATTGGTTGTTAAGTTTACAAATGCCGAAGGTGATCATGTTAAATCAGGATACGCTGATAGTGGGTATCAAATACAGGTTCAAGGTACTGCGAAATATATGTATATACATGCTTCAACCGAAAAGATAAATGCCGTTTCCAGATATAGTATTCTGGGATTGTATTATAAGCCTGTAATTGATTATGTACAAGAAACCTATACAGAAATAAACAAATCCAAAGAAATAGCAGAAGAGGCCAAGGAGATTGCAAATAACACATCAAATGAACTCAAGTCTCTTTCGGAAGGTGTGGAATTGCCTTATTTGCCTTGCAATACTCTTGAAATATTGCTCAAACATGCTTATGTGGGTAATACGTTGGGAGACAATCCTATCTCCAATGCCACAAATAACGCTTATAGCAGGATTGATGTATCCAGCATAGAGAACGGTACACTTCTTTATCTGAAAAATGCGGAAGATGCAAATATTTTCATGGGAACATGGGAATTCTTTGGCTCTGATGGCAACCGGATTACTGCTACGGTAAGTGGAACATCAGGAAAGGACAGGGGGTATCTTAAACCGGATGGTGCTACAGTATTAGGACTACATATAGGTATAGCTTCAATAACAGAGGATAATCAGGAACAATGGATGAAATCTTTAAAAATATATGGTATTCCCTATATTCAGACCGGGCTTAAAGGTCAGATATCCGAACTGGATCAGAAAGTTGAGAAAAACAGGGATGAGACCGAAGCCAATATCAAGGATTTGAATGAAAGGTTGGAATCTATGGAACATAAAGATCAGTCCTATAAAGAAGCGCTGAAAGTTCTTTTTATCGGATCATCCTTCGGTGTGGATACAGTCAGAGAAGTAGGTAACATTTGTGCTTCATTTGGCAAAAATGTAATTTTGGGAAATGCTTATATAGGTGCAGCCACTTTAGATGTTTTTTTGAAAAGGTTTCAAGGAAATAAGGGAGTTACGTATTATAAATGGAAATATCAGGCAACGACATGGGAACAATATAACGGTACGACAGGAAAATGGTCCAGCGAGCCTGATTCTGATATAACGGATGAAGGGGAACCTGCACCGGCAAATGACACAGTCTTGATGGACTGGTTGTTGGCTGATGAAGCGTGGGACTTCATCATCATGCAAAACGGGGCTTATCAATCCCCTTATGAGGACCAATCCTCTTTTTGGGAAAAAGGAGAAGATGGACAAATAACAAGGAACATAGTACAAGAATTGATCGACTTGTGTAAAAAAGCCTGTCTCTATAGTAATCCTGTATTCTGTATGAACATGACTTGGGCGTTCAGCATTTATCATACAATCTCCGAGTCGCACGGCCCCAATGGTGCAGATGATGATCACTGGTTGAGTTATGGAAACGACCAAAAGGAAAGACAATTGGGTATGTGGCGTAATATTGCCAAAAACTACAAGGACTGCATATCCAATTGCCCGGATGTCAAATTCATCATTCCATCCGGAACAGCGGTTCAGAATGCAAGAACTGTCACACAACTAAGACAGTCTACAAATTATGCTTCCGCTTCACCTGCAATCCCAACTATTCAGGAGGCTGAAACTATTACCGATTTGACTACCGTTTCTGATACTTATCCGTTTATGAACAACGTGGCGAACTGGACGAACAAGAATGACTTTACTCGTGATACCATTCATGCGGATTTTGGCATAACAAGATATTTGGTTACCGCAACTTTATTCCAATCTTTTATGGCGAAAATATACAATCTTGATATCGCAGACTGTAGCTATAGAATATCTCAAGGAGGGGGAGATTACAGGGAACAATTGTGTACGCCTGTAGATGAGGAGAACTTTGCATTGATAATACGCGCTGTCAAAGCGGCTGTAGGCAACCCTTTTGAAATTACAACCCTGGTAGAGTAACCCGGAAAGTTATCAGTAACACTCAAAACATATATTTATGATACGAAAATTAATCATCAGAATAATGAACTATCTGTCCGTAGAAGTACACCCGGATGCGGAATGGTAAAAGTGGAACAGGATATATGGAGCTTAATACAATAAACAAAACAGGAACTTGGAGCGAAACGGCAGACCGCATCAACAGCAACTTTAGCAAGATCTCCATTGAGGTTGAAGAGATAAAGCAGAACGGCGGTGGCGGCAGTGGTGGCGGAGGGGGCGATGTCACCAACGCCGATCACGCCAACTCCGCATACACGCTGGATAAGGACACACCTGTACAAAACTGGTTCCTTTCCGCATTGAACGATGATGATGCGCAAGGGATCATTAATTACCTCAAAGGTCTTAAGATAGCCGGGAATCTGATAAACCGCATCGTAAAGCAGGGTGACAGGGATGTTACCTACACCGATGAAGACGTGATGAGCGCATTACGTGTAATGGTTGAGATAGAGAACAGTGTGGAGAAGATGAAAGAGATATTCTTGCGGAAGGACGTGGCGGATTCCACTAAATTCCTTCTCAGCATGTTTGCCGGTGCTGTTTTCGGGAAGAATGGTTTTGCAAGCGGCTTGACCGGATTCGGAGCCAAGATATTCGATACAGGTCATGGAGAGTTTGAGAGCATGTTTATCCGCCGGTTCCTTGAAGTCCCCGAATTAAGATACAATCGTGTGATGGTCACGCTGGGCGACAAGTGGCGTGCGCCCGGAGCTGGTATTATAGAAACAGTAGATACAGGAACCAAAACATGTACACTTAAGCTGGAAGATGGTGAGATCGGAGCTGTCGCAGTAGGTGATATCTGTATGGGTATCTATCATAACATCACCGGGAACGCTACGGAGGATTACGACGATGGAAAGGGCAACAGACGTTTTGCCGGATTCTGTACGGTCTATTTCACGATTACAGAAGTTACAGGTGAAAGAAACGAAACATTTAAGTACCAGTTGCGTCCTACCTCTTCATCGTGGCCTTCTTCTTTCGCCCCTTTTGAGATGATGACTTTCGTGGCATACGGCAGTTTCACTAATACGGAGCGCCAGACCTCAGTCTATGAAACAAGGACTTACACCCGTATGTTGTGGAAGCAGAATACATGGGAGATCTCCGCCGCCAATGTCGCCCTACAATATGGTGACCTTTCCAATCTGAATATATTCGGGTTGAACATGGATGGTTACTCCATGTATCTGAATAATATATATATGACAGGTATTATCAAGCAGATAAAGCCAGACGGAACACCTGTACAGACTTTGAATTTCCGTGAGGAAGGCTATATACCTGGCGTACATTACGATTACTACGACAGCTTGTCTTATAACGGAAGCATGTGGGCGTGTATCAATGAGGATGGTTCGTCTGCTGCACCTGGATCTAACGGCGATTGGCTGGAGATTGCTTCTAAAGGTGATACGGGAGCACAGGGAGCACCGGGGGCACCGGGAAAGGACGGTGTGAGCGTGACCAATAGCGGTCCGTGGTATTCCGGCTTGGTTGTTCCCAAAATGAGTATCGTTACAATGGGAGGAAGTTCGTTTCTTTCTAAGGTGTCCACTACCAATCCTCCCTTGTGGTGCTGGACGGACAATGCCGGCAATCGGTTTACTTTCAATGATGGCGGATATGTGCTTACGGGTGAGATAAATACCGATGAATATGAACTTTTGGTTCAAAGCGGAAAGGACGGAAGCGATGGCACCAGTTATGAGAGGGTATTCATCCATACTACAACAGAGAGTAAACCTGCCACTCCTTCCACGTCACAGACGGACGATTATGTGCCTTCCGGCTGGCATGATGATCCTGTAGGTGTTTCCAGCTCTCTGCCTTATGAGTGGATCAGTGAGAGGGAGAAGAAAAACGGTATATGGAGTAAATTCAGTGCTCCTGCCCTTTGGGCGAAGTACGGATTTGATGGTGCTGACGGTGCTGAGGGCGTAGCCGGAACGAGCATCATTTGGAAAGGTTATTTTTCCTCCGCTCCTTCCAATCCTCAGAACGGGTGGGCATACAAGAATACCACTGATAAGAAATCATATGTATATCAGGATGGACAGTGGTATCAAATGACTATTGACGGAATTGATGGGAAGAACGGGAAAGACGGATTGAGTATTGTCTGGAAAGGAGATCTCCAAACACCTCCTTCCAATCCTCAGACCAACTGGGCATACCGGGATACCAATAATGGTCGTGTATATATATGGAACGGAACAGCATGGGCATTGATGGTTGTGGACGGATCGGACGGTGCTGATGGTGCAGCCGGTTCTGACGGATTGAGCGTGTTTATAACTTATAATGACAGCACTTCCCAACCTTCTGTACCTACCGGGAACGGTACTACTGGAGGATGGCATACAAATGCGACAAGTGCCGCCATATGGATGTCGCAGAAGGTTGCTGCGTCCGCATCTGACGGAGCATGGGGTACACCGATAAAAATCAAAGGTGACAAGGGTGACGGTTACACCCAGATGGGGCAGTTTAGGACTGGTATGGTTGTTCCCAAGATGGGTGTTGTTTCGATGGGTGGCGGCTCTTATGTAGCCAAAGTATCCACTACCAATCCTCCATTGTGGTGTTGGACGGACAATGCCGGTAATCGGTTTACTTACAATGATGGCGGATACTGCTTGACAGGCGATCAGAACACGGCCGAATACGATGTATGGGCTGAGAAGGGCGATACCGGAGCAAAAGGTGACAAGGGTGATGATGGTGAGAAAGGTGACAAAGGAGATAAGGGAGATCAGGGCGTACAAGGAATACAGGGATGTATCATACGGAGTTCAGAATGGAAAACTGGGGTGACGTATAGAAATGACGAATCCCTTACAAGCGGAACGCGATATATTGATATAGTAGCCAAGAAGAACACAAGTCCAAGTTCGTTATACGGATGGGATATGTATATGTGTAAGTCAACGCACACATCTTCATCATCGAATGGCCCAGGTAATACTACATATTGGACGGCAGTGAATGAAATGGCACCTATTTTCACAAGTCTTATTATTGCAAAAAATGCAAGTATTGATTTTGTCCAAGGCAACGAATTGATAATAAAGGATTCAAATAATAATGTTGTAGCCGGCCTTACAGGAGGAAGCAGCAAAGAAGCTGGTACAACACCTGTAAGGATATGGGCTGGAGGTAATGTTCCAGGAAACGCTCCGTTCCGTGTGGATCAGAATGGAAATCTTGTCGCAACGAAGGCGAATATCACGGGGACAATAACCGCCACAGGTGGAAACGTCGGTGGTTTCAGTATATCTCCTTCAAGTATAGAATCGGTTTCCGGTGATGATGCCATGCTCCTTTCTGCTAATCTGATAAGATTTACAGGAAGTTATTCAAAGGTATTCATGGGTGCTGAAACTATGCCTTCATCCAATGGCGGTTCATTTTCAACCCCTGTACGTATTGAAGTGAACAGGAGTATTCAGTCAATGTCCTATGGCAATGCCGGATTGTTTCTTTCCGTTGAAGGATCACACGCTTATGATAATAAAGACTATCAGTTTACTGGCAATCATGCCCTTTATATTTCTAAGGGGGATATCTGTGGGTTCAGACTCAGATTGCGCAGGATTGACGAAAGCACAATCTTGTCAGTGATGGATAGTGTCGTGCTGGCCATTAAAGCCGGTATTACACTGACTGTTCCATCCACCGCGGAGGACGGGCAATTTTACTGGATCAGAAATATATCTAATGGTGATGTGACTATAGCCGGGACAAATCTTGTTGGCTGGAATTCCGGGGAGGTCAGCACTTCAATAGGTCTGGCAAAATCGAAAGCAGCAGCAATGTATTATGATAAGTTTAATAACAAGTGGTTTATGAACTGGATTGATTGTTGGAATTAAAAATACAAATTATGAAAGTGGATTTTACAAAATTTCCTTGTTACACAGGGATAAAGAAGGATATCAGGGTTGAGATGGATATTGCGGAGTCATTGGCTAACGCCATATACACAAATGTTCCGGGCATAGCCGCCAGTTCTTTGGCTCATAAGATTTACTCTGGCAAGGGAGAAGTAGATTACGATGAACGGGAAATACGAATTATACGTGATTGTACACCGTTGTTTTCGGGAGTTTATGCGGATTCCATAAACGATTATTTGGACACGAAAGAAAAGGAGGAACAAGGATGATATTACAAGCAGGTTATGATTGTTATCTGACACAGGCCGAGGATATGCCTCTGTCGGAACGAAGATTTGAAAATCAGGTGTTGATAAACATCCCTGAGGATGTGGCTATGTGGAAAGAGATCACATCGCAACAGAAGGAGCAGATGATTGCCGAAGCGTCATTTATTGATGTGGCGGCTATAAACGTTGAAGCACTTGACCGTGTGGATACGTTGCTCAATGATATCTCAGCGAATATCAACAATGCCGGGCTTACTACAGAAGAAGCATTGTCAAAGAAAGACTATTTTCCGGCATGGGATGATCTGATAGGTACAGAGGTTGATGTGCAGTTCCGCTTCCGCTATGGCAACACGCTCTATGAGGTTATACAGAAACATACACCGCAGGAGAACTGGAAGCCGGGAACGGGTACGGAATCCTTGTACAAGGTTGTGCAGATAGAGCACTCCGGCACACTGGATGATCCTATACCTTGGGTACATAACATGGTGCTGGAAGAAGGCAAATATTACACTGATAAGGAAGTTCTTTATCTCTGTATCCGTGACAGCGGAATAGGTATGGCATTCGATTTGGAAAATCTTGTTTCGGGTGGATATGTTCAAGTGGTAATAAATAATTAAAAAAATACAATTATGGCAGACAAAAAATTAAATGAAGTTCCGGTGGTAAGTGACATCGTAACTATTTTCGGAAAGAGATCAAATGGTGAAATTGTTCAAATAGATAAAAGCAACTTAGCAACACTTCTGGGAGAACTGATAGGTACGGCTACGGCCAATAAGAACGGATTAATGAGTA